TTTGAAACAATGCGAGCCAAATACGGTGTAAACGTTAAAGCACTTAAAAAATCTAAAAACGTATGGTCACAGGATGCAATGCTTCGCGATTTAACAAAAGTGACAATGTCAAAAGCAGATACAGATGAAGTCAATGGATACCTTAGCGATGCCGGTAAAATCTTTAATAAGATCTCTGGTTCAACGCTCCGTACGCTTGAAGCTAACAAGCAGTTATCTAGCCTCATCGAAACCTACAATAATAGTTTTGTCCGTGCCGGAACAAGTCCAGGCGATAGTGGCCGGCACGTCGATGGACTGATTAAGTGGGTGCACGCACGATTTAAAAAAGAAATGGACAAGCGATCTACCGATAAAGGTAAAGCTGTACAACAAAAAAAATTAGACGACATACTAGCATTTTTCTCGCCACAGAACAAATCTGGATTAAAATTTATGTTTGATTTGCAAAAATTGATCGTGCTAGTGAAGTTAAAACTTATAAATATATTAAACAGATTAGCAAAGATTAAAACCTTTGTTAAGACGCGTAATGGTTATAAAGTAACAGGCGAAGAAGGCTATGTTGCGATTGATAAACTTGGTGGTGATGCTGTAAAGATAGTTGACCGTATGGAATTTTCGGCCAATAACTTTTCGCCTGATATATTAAAGGGATGGGACAAACCGGGAAGGAAGTAACTTGGCACAGCTAGGTTTTAAAGATTATATTAATGTGGACCTGAAACCAGGCGCCACAGATCAAGAAAAATATAATGCAAAGAAGCGCAAGACGTATGACGAAGCAATAGATGACGAACAAGTAGAAGCCTTGTCGTTAAAGGCTCGCCGTAAACGCCAGATGGATATGCGCAAGAATAAGAACAAATTAAAAATCGGGCGTAGCCGCGCGATGAAACGCGTCGCTAATCCTGAGCGAATCAAGAAGCGCGCGAAGAAGCAAGCTATGCGTGACATATACAAGAAGCTTGCAAAAGGTGTCCCTAAATCTGATATGACGCCGGCCAAAAAGGCAGAGCTTGAGCGCCGCGTCTCTAAAATGAAACCTCGTGTTAGCAGGATGATGAAGAAACTCATGCCGACCGTACGTGCAAGGGCTCACGGTAGATAATATTATGATAAGTAGATTTAGTCAATTTTTAGTAGAAGAAGAGCAGGTATGCTATTTTGTGTTCGGCCGGATGAATCCGCCAACAATAGGGCATGGCCGACTATTAGACGTGCTAGCTAAGCAAGCGGGCCGTAACAACTATAGAATATACCTATCACAATCCCAGAACAATAAAAAAGACCCTTTGTCATATTCTGACAAAGTTAAGTTTTGTCGTAAGATGTTTCCTCGATATGCTCGATCTATTATTATTGACAATAAAGTCAAAACACCGTTTGACGCGCTGACTGCCATTTACAATAGTGGCTGTAAAAAGGTTGTCATGGTAGCAGGCAGTGATCGTGTTGATGAGTATAAAACACGATTAAATTTGTACAACGGAAAAAAAGGCAAGCACGGTTTTTATAACTTTGAAGGCGGGATTAAGGTCGTATCAGCCGGCGCCCGTGATCCTGATGCTGAAGGCGTTGAAGGCATGAGCGCTTCTAAAATGCGGAAGTACGCCACAGACGGTGACTTTACTAAGTTTGCACAGGGTTTAGGTAAAAGTATTTCTACTGCCGATGCTCGCAAGTTGATGAACGCGGTACGCTCAGGTTTAGGCCTAAGAGAAACAACAAGTTTCCAGAACCATATTCAATTAAGCCCAGTATCAGAAAGACGTGAGCAATTTGTGAGCGGAACACTTTTTGAGCTAGGTGAAATGGTAGTTATCAAGGATACAGATGAAGTCGGTAAGATTACACTTATCGGATCTAATTATCTTATCGTCGAGTCAGGTCAGAAGAAACTGCGTAAGTGGATTCACGATGTCGAGCATCTTGAAGAAGATAATACAAAAAGCATGTATGCTGATAAACCTGACTGGGGTACAGATGCGTCTGCTCAAAAAGCAAAGCGCATGACACCCAACGAGGCCAATACAACACATAACAATTATGGTATTCCCAAGGGTGCATCGCTAAGCGACCTTGATAAAATTTACAATACCACAACTAACAAGCAGAAAAAAGAGCGGGCGCATTGGTTGCGAAACATGCGCAGAGGAGCTAATAAAAAATGAATAAACTAAAATCATTTAAAGACATTGCTCAAGAAAACGCAATGCATTTGTTAAAAAAAGAGCTTGCCAAAGAAGCTAAAAAGGCAGCAATAAATCCTTCAGACGCCGAAGAGGCAAGTGAAGAAAAAACGATGTATTGCAAAGATTGTGGTTGTGAAAAGGGTAAGCCTGATCCTGATTGCACGTGCGAAAACGATTGTAATAATTTAACTGCAGCACAATGCACTACTGAAAAATCTAAATGTAAATCTTTGAAAAAAGAAGCAGTCAACGAGTATGGCGGGCCGCACATTTCTCGTAAAGATTATCTCAAGCCTATGCCATACAAAGGCGAAAAGGTATCTGTTAAAAACGAGCTAACAATTGCTGATGTCCAAAATGCCACTGCAATGGCAAAGAAACGTCAAGACAAAGAACGTAAAGCCGGAAAGAAAAGTGTATCAACAACTGATCTTGCAGCACGTATGCCTAAAAAAGAAGCTCAAGATCCAAAGCATGTTAAGCAGGCAGTTGGCATTGCATCTGATCCTAGGTACAAGGGCGGAAATATGACAGGCGCAACTAAGGTGATTAATAAACTTTCAAAAGGTTTGTCAGATCATCCTCAAGTTAAAGCCGTATTAAAACGTCAGAACGAAGACGTCAACGAGATTTCGCAGGCAACCAAGGATCGATATGTTGCCCGCGCGTCTGGCGCAGCACAAGTCGGTGCTGTACAAAGTAAATATATGAAGGGCGACGCTAAAGACAAAAATGATAAGATGGTTGCAAAACGTCAAGCCGGAATAAAGAAAGCAGTCGGCGAAGAGATGACTATGCCAATGGGCAAAGTTTCAAAACTTCCTACATACACTAATAACAAGCAAAATGACGACAAGAAGGCTGAGATCAGAAATGATTTAAAAGCTTTACGGGGTCGACTTGCTAAATTGTCTCGCACCAAACAAGAAGCACACCTAGATTATAACCCGGCAAAGGGCGGCTACAATCAACCTAAAGACAAAGAAGTTGGTAAAAGAGTCGGCACACGTGAAGACAAACAAGTTAAGAGTGCAGACAAGCGCCCGGTCAATGTGAATGTCGATGGTAAGATTGTGACACGCATGGAACCAGTTGTAAAACGTAAAGCGGATAAAGAAGTCTCAGAGCTTTCAAATCATAAGATGAGCCAATACCGAACTAAAGCCTATGACGACGCTGGAGCAAAATGGGCAGCCGGAGATACTGATAAAGCTAAAGCAAGAGTAAAAGGCGTATCTAAAGCTACGGATAAGATGGACAAGAACAGAGTTTCTGAGCTTTCAAATCATACAATAGACTCATATAAAAAGAAGGCCAAGGTTTCGATTAATAAGGCCGCAGACACATATGATTATAAGACTGCTATGAAGCGTACGCGTGGCTTTGGTCATGTCCTTAACAAAGCCAAAAAGTCTGGAACTAATGAAGATTATAAAATCACTAAAATTTATAATCCGACAACAAGAAAATCACGAGCGGCTGGCACGAGCACGGCGACATATGCTGTTCATACCCATGATCGTAAATATTTCAAAGAGTTTCCAAATCAAAAAGACGCGGAAAAACATATGAAATCTATGGATAAGAAAAAGTAAAATGCAACCTGAAATACCAGTCTTAGATGAAGAACACAATAACTGTGGAACACCAGACTGTTGTGGCGAATGCGATACAGCGGGCAAAGGCACGGACGAAGATGATTAGATTTAAACAGTATATTGCAGAAAAAGGCGATGACGCAAAAGGCCATTTCATTCCGACTGAAAAGGGGGCTGGGATGACACCTAAGGGTGTTAAGGCATATCGCGCGAAAAATCCTGGCAGTAAGCTTAAAACTGCCGTCACAGGTAAGGTAAAAGCCGGCAGCAAAGACGCTGGCCGCCGCAAATCATTTTGCGCAAGATCAAAAGGCTGGACTGGCGAACGAGGCAAAGCTGCTCGTCGTCGGTGGAAATGCTAGGAAATACGAATTATGGAAAAGTCAGAAGGTCAACGCCTCGACCGTATAGAAGAAAAGATTGATAGGTTGTCAGAAGCACTCATAAGTATCGCGCGGTTTGAAGAAAAGCTCGAAGCCTATAACAGGTATCGTGAAGATTCTTGGAATCGTATGAATAAGTTTTCTGAAAAACTAGATAGTATCGAATTACAGGTGCAGGACAACGCACATACTGTAGCAATTATAAATAAATTATTCTGGGTAGTTATTGTAGCTATCTCAGGAGCAATAGCAGCCCAGATTTGGATGTAAGGAAAAAACAATGAAAACACAAGACATAAAAAATATGGCCCTTGCATTCCAAGCGGTCACCGAAAAGTACGGTAAGAAAAAAGAGGATGCGTATAACGACGCGCGCCCTGGTACCAAGCAGAATCAAAAAGATTTTGATAAGGCTTCTAAAATGGCAGCGCCAAAAGATAAAGTATCTTTAAAGCCTATGCCACCCGCCTTAGCTAAGAAAATGGCTAAAGACGAAGGCTATGCATCTGCTGCCCAGCGTGCAGCAGTTTGGGCAGACCGAGCCGATGGCGGCAAAGGTCATCCTGATAATAAAAAGAAGAAAAAGGCAGAGGGTTTGTGGGATAACATCCGCAAGCGCCGCGAAGCTGGTAAGCCTAAGAAGAAGCCAGGCGATAAAGGCTACCCTAAAACGCTTAACGTTGAGTCAGTCGAAGAAGCATTCGAGCCGCACATGATGTATGATCCTAAAACAGGCAAAGGATATAAGGCTGAAAAAGAAGCCGACCATCTTCGCATGAAAAAAATGGGATACACTCATGATAAGCCTGCTACTAATGAAGCCCTAAAAGGCGATCAGCATAAACTAGATCACGATAAAGACGGTGACATTGACGCGGCAGATTTTAAAGGCTTGCGCAATAAAAACAAAAAAGACAAAAAGTCTGAAATGGAAGTTAAGCCTAATCAGAAGCAAGACGATGATAAAGGTGCTGTAGCTGAAAAGGCAAAGTGCTCTTCTTCTTATAAGAAAGAGTCAACTGAGCTTGAAAATCTTGAAACTCAAGTCGAGCAGACATATCAAGGTGTTCAATCAGGCATGCGTCAAGCTATGATGCAGATGTGGGAAAAGGCCTCGCACACAGGCGGCGCGCCAGCTGAAGAGATCGATTCAAAAGATTCTCCGACTGCCAAAAAAATGAAGGCTGACCATAAGGCCGAAGTTAATGACGTTGAAGAAAAAGGTCATGTTGATGCAGCACAAGCTGGTCGCGCAGGACCATCTGCCAAAGCTCGCCCAAATGATAATATGAAAGGCGATAAGGCAATTATTAATCCAGTGAAAGGAAAGTAAATGGCAATCACACCACCTAGCTGGGCGAAGAACGCTGTGCCAACTCCAAACGGTTGGCAGGATCCTCGCTCAGGTGAATTATTGAAATCACAGCGTATTGGCCAAGCTGACATCGATGCATATAACGGAGTTACTGCTCCTGCACCGGTTGCGCCTGCGCCTACGCCCGTAGCCACAGTCGAAATTGAAGAGGAAGTAATGCAACAACTAAATGAAGCGCCTGTTAACAACACTTCGATTGATAATATGACTAAATTTCAGCTTGAAGCCCTAGGCCGAGAGTATGGTGTCGAGTTAGATCGTCGTAAATCAAAGGCCGCACTAGTAGATGAGGTCAAATCACTTACTGAATAATTGCATAAATAAGTTTGAAATATAATTTATTTGAGAACATAATGCAATTTGAAAATGTAAGCGAAAGTAACTTGTTGTTATATGCGGCAAAGAACTATCATAATCCTTTGGGCGCAAGCTCAGAGGATTTTTATGAAGATTTAAAAAGGTTTACTTACGTAAAAAGGCTAGTAAACAAATATTTGCAGACCAAGGAATTACCTGAAAGGCTGATATTAAATCATCTAATAGTAATTTTTAATATGTTTGGTATTGAAGCTGGTTGTAAAATTCTAGAACTTAAACTAGATGATGAGCACTGGCCAGTAATAAAACCATTTTTGATCTTCCTGCGCTATATCGATAATAAACAATACGCCGAACTACATATGAACAAACATGTTGTCGAGGCCCTAAGGAAGATATAATGGGTATTTTAAAGAAGTCTGCTGACTTAGTTTATACATTTAGATTTCTAAAATTACTTGTCACACCATTTGACAAGACTAAAGCCTTTGAGCTTGGTCTTATTGACGACAAGGGTAAAAAACTAAAGAAATCTGAAACATCAGCCGAAAAGGATGCGTTAACGCCGTTTATACGTATGGTATTTAATATCAAAAAATTAATACCTGCAGGTAAGATCGGATCATACGCATCAGCATTATATTTGCTTAAAGAAACATTTGGCTTGACCAATACAAGCGTTGATAAGATAATTGTCGAGTCTGGCATCGATCCATCGTCATTACTTGCCGAGCAAACCGCATGGTTTATGCTTGAAGACAAACAGCTTTCACCCGGAACATATCGCATAAATCACACAAAGGCTATCAATGCTACGTGTGAAGAAGTCGTTAATCGTAATGACAAAGTGCGGATATTAGATGACTCATATCCTATTGGCGATATTCGAGGCATCGATATATACGAAGCAATACATATAAATACTATGCAAAAGATATACGTATCATCTATGGAGCTAATTAAATGATTAACTTTAAAAACTACATAGCAGAAGACAAGGCTGGAACTTCGTTCGCTGATAAGTCAAAAAAATCTGGCATATCAACTGGTGTACTGCGCAAAGTGTACAACCGCGGTGTTGCCGCATGGAAGACAGGGCATCGTCCTGGAACTACGCCATCACAGTGGGGACACGCGCGCGTTAATGCCTTTATTGTTAAAAAGAAAAAAGGTGGCCTAAATCACGACAAGGATTTAGCTTAAAATGAAAACCCGGCAAGATCCAGATATTAAAGCGCGTGATGGCACGCAACCAAAAAACCATTATGCCGGATTGAAAAAAAAGACTAAGGTTGCGCGTGATAAACACTTTAATAAAAATAGCAAAAAGTCTGACAGTGATCCAAGCGCATATAAACCAGCGCCAGGCGATAAGACTGCTAAAACAAAAACATCGACATATACAAAACAGTATAAACAAATGTACGAAGATAAAGTTACAAAGAAACAGCTAAATTCACTTGAAGCCATACTCGATAAAGTATTTGCTAAAATCGGTATGGATGTAGAATTTACTCGTCACTTCTTAGATCGTGTCAACGATGCTCGCAACAAGACACAGATCACGCCTAAAGAATTGGCATTGCTATTTAAAAAAGAGTACATCAAATGGGGCAAGCCTATTGCTAAGATGGGCGACGACGCTGAAGGTGTTATGAAGGATTTAGAGTCTGACATAAACATACCGTTTGTACTCAACTGGAACGCCGATAAAAAAGAATTAGAAATGGTGGCCAAGACTGTTATGAGAAAAAAGAATTTTACATCCCCTGACCGTAAGTTTCCGGTAGAAAGCGTAAACGAAGGTGTTAACGATCCCGCTATATTTCATGCTGTGTTTTTAGCCGGCGGCCCGGGCTCAGGCAAATCGTTTATGGTTGGCCAAACTGCTCTGACTGCTCTTGGCTTTAGAATTATTAACTCTGACAACGCATTTGAAATGGCTATGAAGAAAGCAGGCATGGACACTACGCCTGAAAATATATTCTCGGTCAAAGGGCAAACAATACGCAAGGGTGCTGCTACACTTACTGTTAAGAAAATGGAAATAGCTTTGAAAGGTCGTCTCGGTCTTGTAATCGATGGTACAGGCAAAGATTACGCTAAGATCGCTAAGCAGGCAGCTAAGCTTCGTGCGCTTGGCTATGAAGTTGCTATGATATTTGTTAACACAGATAAGCAAACGGCTATAGATAGAGATGCCAAGCGTAAAAGAACGTTGGGCCCAGAAGTTGTAACTAAGATGTGGGCAGATGTCCAGAAGAATATAGGTAAATTTCAAAACTTATTTCGTAACAAAATGTTTGTAGTCGATAATAGCGAAGGGTCAAATTGGCAAGGCGCTACTATGGCAACATACAAACAAATTAAAAAGTGGTCTGAGAAAGAAGCATCGAACGGTATTGCTAAGAAGTGGATCGCGCAAGAGCGTAAACCCAAGCCGCCTACTGTTAGAAAAGAAGATGTTCCTGGAACCTCTACTACTTCAGTTGTGGGCGCTGGTAATAATCCTACAGGCACGGTAGTAGTTGATAGACGCCGGCGCAAAGACAAACACCCAAAGGTGCTAAAGAAATTTAGAAAGTATTTAGAAAACGATGGTTAGAATTTACGTCTTTATTTTTATTGTAGGAACCTTAGGCAGTGTTGCCTGGGGAGCTAAATGGTATTATGAAGACACACAAGCTAGACTAACACAATTAAGAGAGAATAATGTTAAATTGGTCGATGCAGCAGAAACGCTGCAAACTACAGTAGACCAACTTGAATATGATGCCGAACAATCTCAGCTCAATGTTGCTGAATTGCAGAAGAAACTTAAAAAATCTGAAGCCGGCCTTGATCGACTGAGAAAAAGATTTAGTGAAATTGATATTACGAGGGACGCATTAGCAGATCCTGCAGACCTCGAACGGAGAATTAATCGTGGCGTTGACAGACTCATACAAGACATATTTAAAGATACTGGCGGTATCACTGCTGACACTCCCACTGATGGGATGCCTGAGGAGCAATCAGGAACCGACAGTAGTAACGAAGACTGAATTCATCTATCCTAATATTCAGTTACAAGAACCACCAAAACCAGTTGACATGCCAGATGTCGAGTGGTTTGTTGTTAATGAAGAAACACTTGACGAATTTATAGAGCGCGTCAAGGCAGTTGGCGGTGTGCCTGCCTTTATTGCTATTACTCCAAAGGGCTATGAAAATCTCGCAATCGGCATTAATGATTTGCGCAGATATGTTCTACAACAGACCGAAATTATTGTGTATTACGAAAAATCTATTTCGGAAATGGGTCCTAAATAACACAATATATTGTGACAAATTGTCAAATATAGCTATATTTTGCTGTTTACAAACTTCGCGTTTTGATATATAATAGCACATATACAGAAAAGAATCATATACATTTTGGAGATTACGCTCATGCTTTTTGAGGAACAAATTGCAAGGAAGCCCGACCTATA